GTCAGAAGCAGAAACATATAGAGGTGTGGGAAAGGTGGTTAGCCAAAGTCAGGACTTATGAGATACCTAATGAATTCTTTATTTGTCTTGAACGAATTACTCAAACGGCTCGTATGCTTATGGAGCGCGGGCCTTTCATTTCCGTGGGACAGAAACAGTCTCGTGGGGGTGGTGATAAGACAGCTAAGAGGTTAGGTGTCGAGTTTGGTAAGGAATGGAAAAAAGTTTTTGGTACTGCTGATGTTGATGCGTTAGATCAATCTATCCACGCTATCTTCCTTCAGTTATTTTATACTATGGCGGGGGTTTTTTTCAAAAAAGATCATCCTCTGTATAATGAAATGATGAGGGCTATCGATTTTGTTGCTCGTACAGTTGCAGCAAGAATAGTTCGTGTATTTAAAAGACTTTGGGCCGTGGTGGTAGGAAAAATGCCGTCAGGAGCCTGGATGACCTCCCATGGAGACTCTTGGATATTGGCTTTGTGGTTTTATATGTTTGGGATTATGCAAATTTCCAAAGCACCTATAATTGATAGGGAACGTATGGAGCAGGAGCTTGTTCTTCGTGTTATCATAATGATAGTTTATGGCGATGATCAGGTTCTGGCTATGCTTAGAAACGAGACCGTTCCTTATTTTAATATTGAACAATTTACAATTTGGTGCAAGGTTTATTTGAATGTCATACTTCGTGATGTCATGCATGATATTCCTTATGTCGTGGAGACAAGGAATGGTTATGCACAGACTGAAGGTGTCGTTTTCCTTAAACACTACAATGCCAGAAACAAGAGTACTTTACCTGGTCAAGCTTATTATTTACCATTTCGAAATATGGTTGATTACCAGATAAAGTCCGTTTGGGGAAGGGAATGTAAAGACCGTGACATTTATGATGTTATTTTATCAGTTATTGGTCATTCTTACGGAACCTATGGTTCTAACTATGATGCTTATTCGTGGTTGAAACATATGTACGTTTCTTCGTTCACTCTCATTGGAAATACACCCGGTGAAACTCTTGGGACTGCTATTGCCCGATCTCATACAAATTCGGACTTTGTGAAAAAAATGAGGCAAGCTGATATTCACATGGAAGATCTTAGAAAAGGTTTCCCTGCATGGGAGACTTTGGTCAAGAAGAACGTCTATGATGATGTCTATCATTCTCAGACTCGAGAGGATTTCGTCGAACATTACCGTTGAAATATTTTAGTACCTGTTTACCTGGGTCGATAAGTGTAAGGTTTAAATA